TGTCAGGCCCATCAGAAACAGTCTTGTATATGAATGCACTATGGACTTATAACATATGACCCAAACTGCTTATGGTGGACCTGGCGGGAGTCGAACCCGCGTCCAGAACACTTTTCTCTTTGCTTCATACAGCAATAACTTACAGTATATACTTATTTGATCGGCTTGTCAAATTAATTTAAACAGTCCAAAAACGCTACCATTACGGTTGCTATAGCAAAGATAGTTGGCATTTGGTGCGCCGTGAATATTGCTAGATCCAACCCAGTGGTCTAATCTTTCCTGATCACTAACTTCGACCCATGAGCCTGTTGGCACACCGTTTTCATCCACACTTGGAACCCATTTTTGAGTTTTACAGGTAGTTAAGTTGTACCACCATACCAACTCCGAAGGATAGTCTGGGGCAGTATCACCAGAATACACTTTTGCCTCAGCAGCAAAGTATAAACTTGTGCCAGTGGGAAATGATTGTTTGCGTTCAGTGGCACCAGGTTCATCTAGTCCATTGGCATCTTCTAACAGTTCGTATGTTTCAAGTCTACTTAAACCCAAATTAAATTTCTGGGCTGTGTCTGGTGTCAGGTCTTCGCGTACTTTATAGATAAAAAACTCTTCAGCAAGTCCATTGCCTAAGATATTCAATGACGGAATACCAAGCACATGATTATATCCACGGTGCAATTCAATAATTGGATTTGGTGTAAGATACATATCTTTTCGACCATTTACAGTTTGCTCACTCATGATGCCATCAACACCCCAACAGTTTCGCTCAGCGATCCAAATAAACTGCCAGCTGGTAACAGGTGGATTTAAATCAGCATCCTCTGTGGGACTTTTACCATCAAACGCAGGATCACCTGTGATAGTGTTTGCTGTGTAGCCAACCAGCTTACCACAATAGTCATAAACAGCTTGTTCTTGACCAAAGTAAGGATCTTGTGGCTTTAGAGATTGTACAGCCAAGTTATAAACATCGGGCCCTACTAGACCTGGCCATATGTTGGCATACTTGATACCGTTTACTGTAGCAGGATAGCTGCCAGTCTTGCCAACACCAGATACCAATGTTTGTGCTGTGCTTGTAGCATCTTTTAAATTTGGCACAGTATCTGGTGGATATGGTGGATTCCATTGATGTGACAGCGGTGGTGGTGGTGCTAGTGTAATTGCACTATTAGAACCATTGAATGGTTGGCCTGTTGTTAGGTCGTGTTTGTGTCTAAAGTCTGGAAACAATTCTCTATCCATTGATCTGTGTAATGCGTTGGATACATTATTAATTTGAAATTTTAATTGATTAATCTTTTGACTAGGAATATCTTGCATCTGTTTGATGTGCTGCTGTATATTTCCAAGTATACTGTTTGGATTGTAGCTTCCTGTTGAAAGAAGTCCGCCGCCCATGCCGTCACCACCTGGTCCATTTAAACATAGTTGTGGTTTGGATAACATACCAATGTCATTTAAAATTGCCATGGCCTGACCATACTCTGCATCAGCTATTTGAGCAAGTACGTCTGGAATAGGAGGAGCCTTCAGTGGAATTTTACATAAGCCATCCAGTGCTAATAAGTTTTGTATTTCTGCTACTGCTCCATTAATACGTCCCAGTGTTTCTTTTATGCCAATATGATCTTCGAATGCTGCAAAGTCGTTTCGTAAGTTCATTAGCTCACCACGCAGATCGTTGAGACTAGGAACTCCTGGAAAGTTGTCTTGTATCAGTTTATCAAGGTCAAATTTTACACAAAGCAATGGACCTTTGAGCATATTATTAATGCCGCCAAACAAGATGGCGCAAATAATGTTTTTAAGTGGTTGGTTTAGTATGCCTTTGGTGGCAACACTGACCCCTGGAATAATTGGAATGTCTGGCATAGTGCGTTACTTATGCCAGGTCTGGTGGCACAGATCCGCCCTTGGCAAACCATTGATATGGAGCATGGCCAGTTCTTGTAACCCCAACTGCTACCGACGGAGGAGAACCGCCACCAAGTGCTATGTGTACCCAATTGTTTTCAAATATCAATTGACTAAATGGTATACCATTTGCTCTTATCCATTTAAACATTTGTTTAGCTCCTTCGGGGCCACCTAATGAAATATCAGCTGCTCTACCATATGTATGGTCTCCTTTTCCTGTGCCGCCTAGCGTTGCATCATACGCCAATGTACGATATCCAGAATTTATAGCCATACCAGGAAATTGTGCTTTGATTGGATCTAAACATTGTTGGCAAAGATGTTGCCAGTTACAAGCAATCTGCGCAGCTGGTGCAGAACCTTCACCGTCTTTGGGCTTGTATTTCATTTGGGAAAAGCGAAAGCTTTTGCTACAACCAGTGTCCCATTGGGCATCTGTATATGTTGTGCAATCTGTCAGATCTGGGGGCGGCGCTGTGTTATCTGGTGGATGTTCTTTGTCTCCGCCGCCACCAGCAGAGTTCATATCAGCAGTTGCTGCTGCGTGGCCAGCAGGTGTGTTGGGATAGTATACTGTCCCGCTTGGTGTAGTTAGTCGTTCTCCGCGCCCTGGTGTTTTTGCTTCGCACATAAAATAAAATCTCCCAGCTATTTATGGGAGATTTTACTTTAGCCTATATATACGTCTGGACTACCTTCTGCCCTGGGAATACCGTCAGAATCTTCATCACCTGTTCTGTTTACTGGAATGCCCCCAATAAACACAGTAGAACTACCGTTTGCAGTAACAGTAGGGCCACCTTCTACTAAGCTTCCGTCAACACTGGCCAGTTTGTTGTTGACAAACACAGATGACTGAGCGATACTGGTAATTACATTACCTTCTTCATCAGGATCTTCTAACCGGTGTACTTGCTTTGACATATTAGATCTTAAATCCAGCTGGCGCCAATTGAATTCCACTTAGCGCAGAAGTGTATTGATCAGCAAGCTCTTTGTCTGTGTTTGCCATTGTTACTACCAATGACTTGTTGAATTTTAGATTACGTGCTTTGTCTGGGCTCACAGTCATCAAGTATGGCACCAGTGCTGGTGTACCCTTGGGACCTACATTCAAGCATACAGGACGATCAATAGTATAATACCCGCCATCATCACCTGAAAATACACCAATGAGTTCTTCACCTGAACTCATTTTAAGTGTTACCACATCACCATCTTTTTTGATATCAATTAACATTTCTTTCCTTTAAAAATTTATCTATACTTGGACTACTTCCAATGTAGTCTCCTTTGTACCAAAACTGTGGTACTAGATTTGGATTGCGACCAAGTCGATATTTCCAAACTTCAAATACTTTTTTCATTCCAACTTTGTTCAAGTCAATTACGTCAAATTCTACACCAGCGTCTTGTAATCTTTGCAATGCCACTTTGCAAGATTCGCAAAATTCCATCACATACAATTCGCTTGTGTTAGAGTTTAAATCCAGCAAAGGTATCTTTGCTAACATCTTGTTTAATTCCTCCAATGACATAACTTTCAATTTCTGTTTCTTGCGGGGCCACTTGAAGTCCCCTACTACTCGTCCAATGTTCTGTCCAAGGTAATGGATTATCGTTAGCACTTCTATCATAGCGTTGTTCTACTCCTAGCCCCTTGAGGCGTCGATTACCAATATATTCTACATACTGGTGGAGCAATTTTGCGTTTAACCCAACGATGGCTCCGCGACTGAACAGGTAGTCTGCCCAATCTTTTTCTTCAGCAACAACTTGGTCATAGATCTCGCCAATTTGGTGCAAGTTTGCATTGGCAATTTCTTGCATTTCTGGATCATCGCCTTTGAGCCAATTTTTAATAATGTGACTTGTGATACTTAGATGTTGGCTTTCATCACGTGCAATCAAACTAATGATCTTGGCAGAGCCTTCCATCTTTTTCAATTCTCCAAAGGCAAAACTACACGCAAAACTTACATAAAAGCGAAGTGCTTCTAGTGCGTTGACATTGACCATTGCTAGAAATAATTTTGTTTTGACTTCACGCAAGGTACCCTTGCCACCGTGTGTGTATGCCCCAGCTATTTCAATAAATTCGTCGTAGCTTTTTGTCACACTCTTGGCACGAGCAATAATTTTTTCATCTTCTAATAGGGTGTCAAACACTTCACTTGGATTACTATAGATATTTTTAATGATGTGCGTATAACTACGGCTATGGATGTTTTCAAAAAACTGCCA